ACCGAGAGATCGTGGAAGTCGAGGGAGTCGCTCTTGCGCTCGGCGAGCGTCTCGATCTCGAGGATGTTCCGGGCGATCGCCTCGATCGCCTCGTCGCGCTTCTTCGTGGCGCGGTTCGTCGTGCGGGTGGGCTTGCGTGCGTCGTTCTTCATCGCGTTCTCCTTTGTTGCACCTTGGCGGCGCGGTGCACATATGGCCATGGCTCTGGCGGAACATCAAGCCCGGCAGTGAGGAAAATCGCTGCATTTGCCTTGATTGCTGCTACGTCCGCGATGAACGCCAATGTTTCGATTCGTGCGGGGGGGGGGGGGGGGGGGACAAATTGAAAGATGAAATGCAAGATGCTGGCGCAAAGCGCCTGAGCCCCACTTCGCTCTCGGTTTCCGACGCGTCGCGCCTTCTCACGCGCGCCGGAGGCGAGGCGGTCGGCGAGGAGATGATTGCTGCCGACATAGCAGACGGCGCGCCGACCAATCCGGACGGAACGATCAACGTCGTGCACTACGCGGCGTGGCTCGTGATGAAGAGCCGGGAGGCGCTCGGTGGCTGAGTCGCCACGCATCGATCCGCGGCGGATGCGTCCGGGCGAGCTCTGCCGAGTGCTCAACTCGACTCCGCTCGGCGAGGTCATCAATGAGCGAGTGCTGCAGCGGCATCGAACGAGCGCCGGGTTGCGCATCGACGATGGCAGCGGACGAGGCATCGACTTGTTTCGCTACGTCGCGTGGCTGGCTGTTCGCCGCGAGCGTGGCTCCCATGTCGCTGCGGCCACGCAGCCCGCGGAGGCGGTCCCGCCGCCCGCCCTATCCGGCTACGACCTGCATCGCGAGCGGGCGCGCCAGCGCAACGCGCAGCTCTCGCTCTCCGGACGCGACATCGGCGAGATACCGCCGGTCATCGACCAGGATCGCAAAGCCGACTGCAGGTCGAGCTTCCGAACCTTCTGCGAGCGGTACTTCCCGCAGACCTTCCAGCTCGCATGGAGCGATGACCACCTGCGCGTCATCGGCCGCATCGAGAACGCCGTCCTCGAGGGCGGGCTCTTCGCGATGGCGATGCCCCGCGGCTCCGGCAAGACGAGCCTCTGCGAGATCGGCTGCCTCTGGTCGCTCGTGTACGGGCACCGGGAGTTCGTGGCGCTCATCGGCGCGGACGAGGAGCACGCCGCGAGCATGCTCGAGTCGATCAAGGCGGAGCTGGAGAACAACGATGCGTTGCTGGAGGACTTCCCGGAGGTGTGCTTCCCGATCCGTGCGCTCGAGGGAATCCACCAGCGTGCCGGCGGGCAGCTGCACATGGGCAGGCAGACGCACATTGGCTGGACCTCGAAGGAGATCGTCCTTCCATCGATCGCCGGGTCTCCCGCCTCCGGGTCCGTAGTGAGGGTTGCGGGGATCACCGGGCGCATCCGCGGCATGAAGCACAAGCGCCCCGACGGCGCGAGCATCCGGCCGTCGCTCGTCCTGATCGACGATCCTCAGACCGACGAGAGTGCGCGGAGCCCGTCGCAGGTCTCGGCGCGCGAGCGCATCCTCTCGGGCGCGATCCTCGGCCTTGCCGGTCCAGGGCGGAAGATCGCCGGGCTGATGACGCTGACCGTGGTCTCGCCCGGCGACCTGGCCGACCGCCTGCTCGACCTCGAGCGACATCCGCACTGGCACGGCGAGCGGACCAAGATGGTCTACGCGTTCCCGACGAACGTGGTGCTGTGGGAGCAGTATGCATCGATGCGCAGGGAGGAGCTGCGCGATGGCGGGAACGGTTCCAAGGCAACGGCCTTCTACGGCGAGAACCGGGAGCAGATGGATGACGGCGCGACGGTGGCATGGCCGGCACGGTTCAACCACGACGAGCTCTCGGCGATCCAGCACGCGATGAACCTGCGCATCGACAACGAGCGCGCGTTCTTCGCCGAGTACCAGAACGAGCCCATGGCCGACGAGGTGTCGGCCGCGATGGAGGTGTCCGTCGACGAGGTGATGCTCCGGACGAACGGGCTGAAGCGTGGGATGGTGCCTGCGGACGCGACGCACCTGACCATGTTCGTCGACGTGCAGGGCAAGGCCCTGTACTGGCTGGTCTCGGCATGGAGGGATGACTTCGCCGGTTCGGTGGTCGATTACGGCACGTGGCCCGACCAGCGGTCGGCACACTTCACGCTGCGAGACATCCGGCGAACGCTCCAGGCGGCGGCGCCGAAGTCTGGCATCGAGGGCGCGATCCGAAACGGCCTCGAGAAGCTCTGCGAGGAGCAGCTCGACCGGGAGTTCGCGGTTGAGGGTGGTGGGCGCATGCGGGTGAGCCGGGCCCTCGTCGACGCCAGCTGGGGCTCGAGCACCGACGTCGTCTACGAGTTCTGCGCCCGCTCCAAGTTCGCCGCGGTGGTGTCCCCGTCGCACGGCCGCTACGTCGGCGCGTCGAGCGTGCAGTGGCATGAGTACCGAAAGAAGCGCGGCGAGCGGACCGGGCTCCACTGGCGCGTCCCTGTCTCGCGCGGGAAGCGCTCGGTTCGGCACGTGCTCTACGACACGAATTTCTGGAAGAGCTTCGTCCAGGCAAGGCTCTCGATGGCCGTCGGAGATCCGGGCGCGCTGTCGCTCTTCGATGCCGGCCGAGACGGGCACCGCATGTTTGCCGAGCACGTGACTTCGGAGACCAGGACGACCGTGACCGCGCGCGGCAAGACCGTCGACGAGTGGAGGCTTCGGTCGCCCGGCCTCGACAACCACTACCTCGACTGCATCGTCGGGTCGGCGGTGGCGGCATCGATGCTCGGTTCGGCGATCCCGAGCATCTCCGGGGAGCAGGAGGCGCCCGCTCGGAAGATGCGGCTCTCGGAGATGCAGCGTGCAAGGAGGAGACGATGACGGGCGGGAACGAGGCGCGCCAGCCTGTCGGATTCGTCTGCCGGGGATGCGGGTGCGGCCATTTCGAGGTGGTGCGCACGGTCCGGCAGCAGGGCGGTCGGGTCAAGCGCGAGCGGCGGTGCCGCAACTGCGGCAGGCGGATGGCGACGGTCGAGACGCCGGTCGTGCCTCCGGCAGCGGAAAAGTGACATGGAAAGTGCTACCGGTAGCAAATCTTCGCCCCAGACATGGAATCCGGGCGGATTTGCCCCGCTCTCGCGTGGGTACCGGATGGATGGGCTGCCTCCAGTCTCCGATCCCGACCGCCTCGCCCTCGAGGTCGGCTTGGTGCGTGCGGCGGATCGTGACGACGCAGTCCAGGTTGCGTGGGTCGCGCACCTCGAGGGTGCCGACCCACGCCTCGCGGTGAAGCGCTGGTGGATGTCGCTGCTAAGGCAGCGTGCGCGGGAACGGACGAACAGGGAATTCTGATGGCAGAGACGAACAAGTCCGCGACAGGGATCTCCGAAGCGATACGCGAAGTCGCGGCAGGGCCCGCATCGGCGTCGAACGATGCGGGCTCCATCACTCAGCAGAACCTCAAGGATCTGATCGAGGCGGAGAAGTTCCTTTCTTCGGCCGCTGCCTCCCGTCGCCGAGGCTTCGGAATCAAGGTCAGCAGGATCGTCCCGCCGGGCGCATGCTGATGGGATTCTTTGACTCCATCTTCGGTCGCCGCCGCGACCAGCGCCGCCCGGTGATGGTGCGCGCCAAGTACGACGCGGCCGCGGACAGCCCGGAGAACAGGCGCCACTGGGCGAACGCGGACGCGCTCTCCGCCGACGCGTCGCTTTCCGCATCCGTTCGCAAGCGTCTGCGTGAGCGTGCGCGCTACGAGGCAGCCAACAACAGCTACGCCCGCGGGATCATCCTCACGCTCTCGAACGACGTCGTGGGCACCGGCCCCCGGTTGCAGCTGCGTACGGAAGACGCTGAGCTGAACCGGCGGGTCGAGGACGCCTTCGATGCATGGGCGACGCACGTCAGGCTCGCCGACAAGCTTCGATGCATGCGCGCGGCGCGCGCAGAAAGCGGCGAGTGCTTCGCGGTGCTCGTTCAGAACAGCGCGCTTCCCGGGGAGATCAAGCTCGACCTGCGGCTCGTCGAGGCCGACCAGGTTGCTTCCCCGTCCGGGGCGCTCGTGGGCGACGGCACCGTGGACGGCATCGAGTTCGACCGCTTCGGGAACCCGGTCGCGTACCAGCTGCTGCGCGCCCATCCTGGAAGCGGCTCTTCCCTTGCGATGCAGGCCGACCGCGTTCCGGCGGCGAACGTCCTGCACTACTACCGCTCCGATCGCCCGGGACAGTCGCGTGGCATCCCGGACATCACTCCGGCGCTTCCGCTCTTCGCGCAGCTCCGCCGCTACACGCTGGCGGTCATCACGGCCGCCGAGACCGCAGCGAACATCGCAGGCACAATCGAGACCGACGCTCCTGCCGACGGTGCCGACCAGGTCGAGCCGCTCGACCTCGTGGAGCTCGACCGCAACAGCCTGCTGACCATGCCTGCTGGCTGGAAGATGAAGCAGGTCCAGGCCGAGCAGCCGACGACCACCTACGGCGACTTCAAGCGCGAGATCATCAACGAGATCGCCCGCTGCCTGAACATGCCGTTCAACGTCGCGGCCTGCAATTCGGCCTCATACAACTACTCGAGCGGACGTCTCGACCACCAGACGTACTACCGGTCGGTCCGGATCGACCAGCAGCACATGGCCGACACGGTGCTTGACCGCGTCCTCCGTGCGTGGCTGGACGAGGCGATCCTCGTGTCCGGATTGATCCCGCCTCAGATGCGAATGGCCGCATGGCCGCATGAGTGGTTCTGGCCCGGGCAGGAGCACGTCGATCCGGCGAAGGAAGCGAATGCGGCTCAGACCCGTCTCGAGACGCACACGACGACGCTGGCCGCTGAGTTCGCGAGGCAGGGGAAGGACTGGGAGGCCGAGCTTCGCCAGCGTTCGCGCGAGATCGCGCTGATGCGAGAGCTCGGGCTCCCGCTCTCCCAGCAGCAGCCTCAGCAGCAAAACGCCCCGGCGATTGCGCCGGATGGAGCAAACGATGAATCAGAGTGAGCAGCCGAAGAGAATCCAGCTCAGCGCTGGCGTCGAGTTTTCCATTCCCCAGGAACCGGCACCGCTGGGGACGGACAGCGTCGTCGCCGCGGCCGGCGCGGGCACCGGCGAGGCGGCGAAGCTGAAGTCGTTCCGCATGGTCGCCTACACGGGCGGCGCGATGGACGTCGGATTCGGCCACCCCGTCGTCGTCGACCTTGCCGGCATGAAGGTCTCATCGAAGCCACGCCCGATCCTGCTGCAGCACAACCCGATGCTGATCGTCGGCCACACGGAGTCGATCGATGTCAAGGGCTTGCACGACCACGCCGAGCTCCGCGTCTCGGGCGTGATCAGCGGCGCTGGTGACGCAGCGCAGTCGGTCATGGCCGCGGCGGCAAATGGATTTCCGTGGCAGGCATCGATCGGCGCCGCCATCTCGAAGGTCGAGTTCGTCGACAAGGGCGACGCCGCCGAGGCGAACGGCCGCCGGTTCAAGGGTCCCGTCTACATCGCGCGAGCATCGCAGCTCGGCGAAGTCTCGTTCGTCGCGCTTGGAGCCGACGACAACACCAGTGCATCTGTGGCCGCAAGCGCGGCCGGAAATGAGGATTCGATCATGGCAGAATTGAAGGCTGAAGCGACCACGACCACGGCGCCGAGCGCGCCTGTCGTCGACGGGGCTGCGGTCACGGCGCAGATCCGCGCCGAGGCCGCTGCCGAGAGCGCCCGCATCGCGGGCATCCGCAAGGTCTGCGCCGGCAAGCACGGCGAGATCGAGGCGAAGGCCATCAGTGAGGGCTGGGACTCGACCCGGGCCGAGCTGGAGGTGCTGCGCGCAGAGCGACCCGTCATGGGCGCGCCCGCCGCGCACGTGAAGGATGCCGAGCTCGGGACCGAGGTCCTCGAGGCGGCGATCTGCATCTCCGGGCGCCTGCCCGGCGTGGAGAAGAGCTTCTCCGAGAAGTCGCTCGAGGCGGCCGAGAAGCGCTACCGCCGCGGGCTCGGCCTGCAGGAGCTCCTGCTCGAGGCAGCGTGGGCCAACGGCTACACCGGCCGGACCGTCCGCGGCAACGAGCGTGCAGTGCTCCAGGCCGCCTTCAGCAACATGGCGATCCCTGGCATCCTGTCCAGTGCCGCGAACAAGTTCGTGCTGTCTGGCTTCATGGCAGTCGAGAGCTCGTGGCGCGCCGTCGCCGCGATCCGGTCGGTGAGCGACTTCAAGGCCGCGCCTTCCTACCGCCTCAACGGCGGCTTTGAGTACGACGAGGTCAGCCCTGCTGGCGAGCTGAAGCATGGCGAGGCGTCGGAGACGTCCTACACCAATCAGGCGAAGACCTACGGAAAGATGTTCTCCGTGACTCGCCAGGACATCGTGAACGATGACATGGGCGCGCTCACCGCGCTTCCCATGCGCATCGGCCGCGGCGCGGCGATGAAGCTCAACAAGGTGTTCTGGAGCGCGTTCCTGAACAACTCGAGCTTCTTCACTGCCGGTCGCAACAACCTCGTCACCGGCGCCAACAGCGCGCTCGGCGTCGATGCCCTGACCGTCGCCGAGCAGAAGTTCCTCGACCAGACGGACCCGGACGGCAACCCGCTGGGCATCGCCCCCGCCGTGCTCCTGGTGCCCACCGCCCTGAACGCGAAGGCCGCGCAGCTGATGGCTTCCACCGAGCTGCGTCCCGCCTCGAGCGCGAAGGACGTGATCGCCAACCCGCACGCCGGGAAGTTCTCGGTGGTCTACAGCGCCTACCTGTCGAACGCCGCCCTCACCGGCAACTCGTCGACGGCGTGGTACCTGCTGGCCAACCCGACGGACATCGCGACGATCGAGGTCGCGTTCCTCAACGGCGTCGAGACCCCGACGGTCGAGACCGCGGACGCGGACTTCAACGTCCTCGGCATCCAGATGCGCGGCTACCACGACTTCGGCGTGGCGCTGCAGGAGTACCGCGCGGGCGTCAAGAACGCCGGCGCCTGAGTCAGTCAATGAGATCACGGGGGCGGGCAGAGATGCCCGCCCCCTCAACCACGAAACGAGGAATCGAACATGGCAACTTTCGTTCAGGACGGCAAGACCATCGACTACACGCCTTCGGGCAGCAACGTCGACGCCGGTGGCGTCATCGTCATCGGCGAGCTCGTGGCCCTCGCGCCGCGCGCGATCAAGGACGGCGAGCTGGGTCAGCTCATCATCGAGGGCATCGTCTCCTTCCCCAAGGCGACGGGCGGCTCCACGGCGATCGCGATGGGCGCCAACGTGTACTGGGCTGGAGCGACCGGCGTGGCGACCACCACCGCGACCGGCAACAAGCTGATCGGCAAGTGCATGAAGGCTGCCGCCGACGGCGACGCGACCGTGCTCGTCAAGTTCAACCAGTGATCCCGTGCAGGACCTGATGGCCAAGGCGGCTGCCTTCATGGCGGACATGACCGACGCGCACATGTCGCGGCAGGTCATGTACCACCGTGGAGGCGACGCCGTCGAGCTCAGGGCGAGCGTCGGACGCACCGCCTTCGAGGTCGACGACGGCCACGGCATCGTCAGGTTCGAGTCCAGGGACTACATCGTGCGTGCCGACTCGCTCGTCCTCTCCGCGGGAGTGACCCTCCCGCGGAGAGGCGACCGGATCATCGAGCACGACCGCGACGGAGCGGCCACCGTCTATGAGGTGGTGAACCTCGCCGGCCAGCCGGAATGGCGCCCTTGCGACACGTCCCGCCGCCTGATCCGCATCCACACGAAGCTCGTCACCAGCCCAGGGCAATGAGCAACGATCCATCGAACAACAGCCCGCGCGCGCTCGGCAACATCCTCGGGATGGCGCAGCTTGCCGCGATCCTCCTGCAGGCTGCCGGGCTCGTCTGGCTCGGCGGCCGCTGGTCCGCGGAGATGACATCGACCGCGGAGCGCGTGCGAGACCTGCAGTCGATCGTGAGCGACCTGACGAAGAGCCAGGCGCAGGCCGCGATCATCGACGCCACGCAGTCGGCACGCATGGAGACGATCTACAAGCGGATCGACGAGATCGTCACGAAGCTGGAGCGCTTCGACGCATCCGTCTCGAGGAAGCAGTCCTGAGATGGCGAGCGTGACCGCCATTGCCGACGGCCTGGTCGAGCAGCTTTCCGAGCTGGAGTTCGGCGAGGGCGTCGATCCGGTCGTCGTGCGCGCGTACTTCCCGAACCGGGACCGCGACCAGCTCGCCGCCCTGACGCTGACCGTGATGCCGCGCGGCATGGAAGTCGAGCTGATCGGCCGCCATAACGTCCTGCAGAAGGACGTAACGATCGACATCGGCGTCCAGCGCCAGATCGAGGCCGGGGACGAGGCGGCGATCGCCGCCGGCGTTTCCGTCGTCGAGGCGATCGCCGCGGCACTTCCTGGCACGGCACCGGACGGAGTCTCCGATGCCACGTGCATCGGAGTAGAGATCGACCCCATGGTGTCGCAGGAACACGCCACCAACCTCAGGGTCTTCACCGGGATCGTGACCGCGAGATACCGAATGCACCAGTGACCGGCGCAGCGCGCGCCGGCATCCGCAAGAGCGGCTGACCGCCGCAAGGAGATTCAGGAACCATGGCACTTCAGCTCGGAATGAACGCCGTCCTCAAGCACGGCACCGCGGGCGCAATTGCGAACACCGCGCTCGGCAAGGTAAAGAACGTCACCCTCAACCTCGAGACCGGCGAGGCCGACGTCACCACGCGCGGCAACAACGGCTGGAAGGCGACGGTGTCCACCCTCAAGGACGCGTCGATCGAGTTCGAGATGGTCTGGGACACGTCGGATGCCGGATTCACCGCCATCAAGAACGCCTACTTCGGCAACAGCGCGATCGCGCTGCTGGCGCTCGACAAGGACGCCGCCGGAGGGCAGGGCCTCGACGCGGACTTCATGATCACGAATTTCACCCGCGAGGAGCCGCTCGACGCCGCCATCACCGTGAAGGTGACCGCCAAGCCGACGCTCTCGACTCGCGCGCCGCAGTGGCACACCGTGTCCGGCGGCACCTGAGCGAGGCGCCTGACTCATGCAGACCTTCCGCGACAACGCAGGACGAAGCTGGACGGTGGCGATCGACGTCGCCACCGTCAAGCGCGTCCGTTCCATGATCGGCTTCGACCTGCTCTCGGTCCTCGACGGCAACGGCGTGGACAAGCTCGTCTCCGATCCAGTGCTGCTCGTCGACGTCGTCTACGCCGTCTGCCGACCGGATGCCGACAGGCTCGGCGTCACCGACGAGGACTTCGGGCGTGCGATGGCTGGCGACGCGATCGAGCTGGCGACCAAGGCGCTCCTGGAGGACCTCGTCTCTTTCTGCCCGAACCCGCGCGACAGGAAGAGAATGCAGAAAGTCGTCACCACCATGTGGAGCACGATGGAGAGAGCGCGGGACGTCGTGGAGCGGAAGCTGGACGAACGCCTGCAGGAGCTGTCGAATCGTTCTCTCAGCGAGCTTGGAAGCTCGTCTGGGAATGTGCCGGGATCGTCGGAGTAGACCCGCACCCGTTCACGCTCAGGGAGCTTGCGGCGATGGCCAACGCCAGGATGCGCGAGCAATGGAACCACACCTCGGTGATGCTCGCCATGACGGCAAGCATCAACCGAGACGTGAAGCGACGGCCGGAGCCATTCACGGCAGCGGAGTTCAACCCCTACGAGTCGAGGCGCAAGACGATGCCGATCCCGGCAGACATCACGGTGCTCCGAGACGTCTTCGTGCGCCCGACTCCAGGAGGAGGGAGCTGATGCGCCTTGCGGCCGTCATTTCCGTGGCGATCATCTCTGGCGGATGCAGCGCCTCCGGACGCATCGCGGAGAACGCCAACGAGGTGCGCAGGCTCGCCGAGTCGAGCCGTGGCCGGTTCGACGCCATCGGAACCGAGGCGCGGGCGCAGGCACCCGATCTCGTGTCCATTGCGCGCGAGGCCGATGGTGGCAGCTCAGAGCAGCAGGCGATCATCCTTGCAACGGCCGGGATCGTCGAGGCGCTTCCCGGCGTCGCCGACGTGACGCCGTGGTGGGCCACGCTGATCGCGCGCGTCATGGTCGCGCTGGCCGTGGTCGGAGTCGCCGTCATCCTCTGGACGACCGGCATCGGATCGCTCGTGAAGCGCGCGCTCTGGAGCTTCGGCCTGCTGCTCCCGAAGAGCGCGGTCTCCGATGCCGACCTTGCCCGCTCGATGCTCGACCCGTCGCGGCCCGAAAGCGCGCGTGAGTACGTGGCCGCGCGGCGAGCGTCCGACAGCGCCTTCGCGGCCGCGTGGGAGAAGGCATCCAGGAAGCCACAGCAGGAGACGCGCACGTGAGCATCCGGCAGAACATCACCATTGAGCAGGGCGCGACGTTCAAGCTCCCGGTGCTGTGGAAGGACACCAACGGAACCGCGTTCAACCTCACCGGCTACTCCGCCAGGATGCAGGTTCGTTCCACGCACGCTTCGGCCGGGACACTGCTCAACCTCACCTCGGCGGCCGGTGACATCGTCCTGGGCGGCGCCGAGTTCAACATCGTCGCGACGGCGTCTGCATCGGCGACCGCATCCCTTCCCGCGCCACACCTGGCCGTCTATGACCTGGAGCTCGTCTCTGCCGGAGGAGAGGTGTACCGGCTGCTCGAGGGCATGGCCCGGATCACCCCGGAGGTGACTCGTTGAGCGACGGGATCGTCATCGTCGGCAACCCATCGCTCGGCGGGCCGGTGGTGATCGGTGGCGCCGGCGTTGCCGTCGGCGTCGGCGGCCCGATGACCGGTCCGCAGGGCCCGCCCGGCAGCACGATCAGCGGCGTCGAGAGCGTGAATGGCCGGACCGGGCAGGTGACCCTTGCGGCCTCGGACATCAAGGATGTCCCCGCAGCCAGGATGCTCGGACGCCGATCAGGTTCGTCCGGTGCCGCCGAGCCCATCGCCATGGGCCGTGGCCTCAAGATCGACTCGACCGGGACGCTCGTCACCAGCGAGGTGGTCGTCGACACGGAGCGGTCGATCGTCGCTGGAACAGGGCTGGTCGGCGGCGGCGACCTGAGCGCCGATCGTTCGCTCGCCGTTGACTTTGCTCCCGGTGGAGTGGCCGTGGCCGACAAGGCTGTCCGGGCGGATGACCCTCGGCTGGCCGTGGCATCACGAGCCATCACCGCCGGGCTGGGGCTGACCGGCGGGGGAGACCTCACCACGAGCCGGACGCTGGCGGTCGACTTCGCGGCGAGCGGGGAGGCGTCGGACCTGAAGGCCGTGCGGGCCGACGACGCCCGCTTGGCGGTCTCTGGGCGCACCGTGGCCGCCGGGACCGGCCTTGTCGGCGGCGGCCAGCTGACGGGCAACGTGACGCTTTCCGTGGCCTTTGCGGCGCCGGGCGAGGTGTCTGCGGCGAAAGCCGTCCGGGCAGACGACGATCGCCTCGAGACCTGGGCAAACGCGAGCCCGACCATTGCGTCGAACCTCTCCGGCATCCCGGCTGGAACGGTCCTGCCCGCTGGCGAGACGGCGATCGACATCCTGAACCGGCTCCTCTACCCGTATCAGCCGGTTGCATTCTCTTCGCTTGCCGCACCCGGTCTTGCCAGCCCGCTCGAGCTCGGGCAGACGGCGTCTGGAGCGGTCGCTCTCACATGGTCGACTTCCGGGCCATCGGGGAACTTCACCCCCAACAGCGCCGTGATCACGTACGTCGGCCCGACCGGCAGCGGCACGCTTCTGACCGGCGTCTCGCCAACGGCGAATGCCGCGACGCCGACGCTTCCGGCAATCGTCTCCACCAACCCGCGCAGCGGGAACACGCTGACGCTGACTCTCTCGGCGGCGCAGGCCCAGGGCGGCAACCCGTCCGCGTCGCTGACCCGCCGCTGGTGGTCGAAGATGTACTACGGCAAGTCGGCGAACGCGAACCTGCTGGTGCCGACGTTCGACACGCCGGGCACGGCGACGCCGATGTTCCTCGAGACGACCGACGCGCAGGGGCCTTCGAACCTGTCGCTCTCCGTCCCGGCCGGTGGCGGCTGGTTCTACCTGTTCGTGCACGACTCATACGCGCTTTCGACCGCGGCCCCGTACTTCGGATTGAAGTACGGCGGCAACGCGCTCGCGCAGGACCCGGTCGTCACCGTGCAGCTCACCAACGCGCAGGGACACGTCGCGACCTACAAGCGCTACAAGGCGAAGAACGTCCTCAACGACTCGATCGCGATCGTGGTGAACCCGACATCCTGACCATGCCAATCGAAGGAACAGTCCAGGTCTCAGGGATCATCGCGCCGTCCTCGACGGCCGACACCTATCCGGTGACCGACCCGCAGTATGGGCTCGGCGGGCTCCGAACCGTCGCGACGGTCAACGAGCGCAACGCAATCCCGACGGAGCGCAGGCAAGCAGGCATGATCGTGTACGTCTCGTCAGTCGGCGAGTGGTACGCGCTCGGTAACGATCTCTCCTCGTGGACCGCGTTCAATCCCGGAAGCTCGGGGCTCCCGATCGTCATCACGTCGCCGACGGAAGGCGACCTCCTTGTCTTCAAGTCGTCCAGCACCAAGTTCGAGAACTCGCCGAGAGATGAGGTGCTCGACATGGACGGCGGAAACTTCTGATCGCACCAACCAGCCGGACGCGTCCGGCAGAAAGCACCAGTCACCATGGCAAACACCCTCCGCATCAAGCGTCGCGCATCCGGCTCGGTCGGTGCACCTCCGTCCCTCGTCAACGCCGAGCTTGCGTTCAACGAGATGGACGACACGCTCTACTACGGCAAGGGCAACTCCAGCGGCAATGCCACAAGCATCATCGCGATCGGCGGCGCCGGTTCGTTCGTGACCCTGTCGGGCACGTCGACCTTCTCCGGGACAAAGACGCTGGCGGGCGCGGTCGACTTCACTGGCACGGCCACGGCCGTGACGCAGGCGTCGAGCGACAACAGCACGAAGCTCGCGACGACCGCGTTCGTCAAGAGCCTCGGCCTCGGGTCCGGATCGGTCACGAGCGTCGGCTTGTCGCTGCCGAGCATTTTCTCCGTCTCCAACTCGCCTGTCACGGGCTCGGGCACCCTGACGGCTGCGCTTCAGTCGCAGACGGCCAACCATGTGTTCATCGCGCCGAACGGGTCCGCAGGCGCGCCGACTTTCCGTGCGCTGGCGGCGGCTGACATCCCGACGCTGACCTCTTCGTACATCAGCAACTTCGATACCCAGGTCCGAACGTCGCGCCTTGATCAGATGGCCGCTCCGACCGCGAGCGTGGCGATGAACGGCCAGCGTCTCACCGGGCTGGCGGACCCGACCTCGGCTCAGGACGCTGCCACCCGTGCCTACGTCGACAGCGTGGCTCAGGGTCTCGACGTCAAGCCGAGTGTCCGCGCCGCGAGCACGGCCAACCTCACGCTTTCCGGCAACCCCGGAACCATCGATGGAGTGACTCTGTCCGATGGCGACACCATCCTGGTCAAGAACCAGAGCACGGCTTCTCAGAACGGTCTCTACCAAATCAGCTTCGCCGGCGCGTGGACGCGCGTCAAGGAGTGTGATTCTTGGACCGAGCATGTTGGCGCGTTCACCTTCGTCGAGTCCGGCACCACTCAGGCTGACACCGGATGGGTTTGCACTGCTGAACCGGGCGGAACGCTTGGGACCACGAGCATTGGTTTCACGCAGTTCAGCGGAGCTGGCCAGATCACCGCCGGAGATGGCATCAGCAAGAGCGGCAACACGCTTGCCGTATCGGCACACACCGGCATCGCGGTCAGCGCATCTGGCGTCGCCATCACTGGTCAGGCGCTCGCGCTGCACAACCTCGCCTCGAACGGCATCGTGGCGCGCACCGGCTCGGGCACCGTGGCCGCCCGGGCGGTCGCGGCGAGCGGAAGCGGCATCAGCGTGTCCAATGGCGACGGCGTCTCGGGCAACCCGACCGTCTCGCTCTCGTCGAGCATGGCGGCGATCGCTGGAGTGTCGGCTGCTGCAGACACGATCGCGTACTGGACGAGCGCGTCCGCTGCGGCTGCCGCCACGCTGACGACGTTCGGCCGGAGCCTGATCGACGACATCGATGCCGCGGCTGCGCGCACCACGCTCGGGCTTGCGTCGATGGCGACCCAGGCAGCGAGCGCCGTCTCGATCACTGGTGGCAGCATCGACAACGTGACGCTCGACGGCGGCACCTTCTGATCCCCTAGCTCCCCATGGCCAACACCATCCGTCACAAGCGCAACAGCACCCCGGGGGCAACCCCGGGTGCTGGCACGCTCGTCACCGGCGAGCTGGCCATCAACACTGCAGACGGGAAGCTGTTCACCAAGAAGGAGAATGGGACGGTCGTCGAGATCGGTGCGGGTGGCGATGGCATCACCTCGGTGGTTGGCACGTCCGGAGAGATCAACGTGTCCACGTCCGGCAGCACGGTGACCCTGTCGCTGCCGAACAACATCTCAGCCCGCGGGATGACGACGGCCACGGGCCTGGCGTTCGATGCAGGCGCGGACCAGACCATCGACTTCTCGTTCGACGGAGGCGTTCCCCTCATCACCATCGACCACGTTTTCGGCGTCATGCAGGTCCGGACCGGAAGCGGGCTGGCATTCTTCGACGCTGACGAGTCTCACTACGTCGGGTTCATGGCGCCTTCTGCCATCACGCAGACCACGCTTTGGACCCTCCCGACCGCGGACGGTTCGGTCAACCAGGTCTTGACCACGAACGGAGCCGGTGCCCTGTCTTGGAGCACGCCGTCCGGATCTGGCGGTTCAGGCGTTCCGGATTTCGTGCTTTTTAACGCTGGGATCATCTAGGAATCAGACATGGCAACGACAGCCCAATACACGGCACAGCCGATCCTTGAGTACGCGCAGCTCACCACCGGTGACGCGTCTCGCACTGCCCCCACCAACATCGTGGAAATCTGCTCTGGCCCGAACGTGACTGCGGGCGTCGGCGTTGGCAAGCGCATCACCCGCATCATTTGCCATGCCACGGGCAACAGCGCAAACGGCATGATCCGCTTTTGGCTTTCGCTCGACAGCGGAACGACCAAGCGCCTCATCCTTGAGAAGGCCAAGCCTTCCACCACGCCAAGCAGCGCCACTTCAGCAGCGAGGATCGAAGCCTCGGAGTTGGCAGGAATGATCCTGCCGGGAGGAACGGCCAACAAGTTGTACGCGACGATTCAGGACACCGAGACTTGGAACGTGATCGTGGAGTCGGCGCTGCTGTGAACGAAGGCATCAACGGATTCCCGCGTGGGTGGATGATCCGCGACGCTGCGGAGATGTTCACCATTGACGAATCCCGTGCCATCCTCAAGCAAGAGTTCAAGGTCGCGGGAACGTACAACAACATCACACCTCCCTACGGCGCTGGCGGCGTCACCGTCTTGGCGTACGGCGGCGGCGGTGGCGGGCAAGGCGGTGGGTACCAAATCACGGGAACCGTCGCAAACGGAGGCGGGGGCGGGGGCGGTGGCGGTGTGGACTTGAAGTCCATGCGGCTGTCGTTCTGGCCTTCTTGGCTCGGGACGATCTACTTTCAGGTGATCGTCGGGGCAGGCGGAGCAGGTGGCGCATCGCGAACGAGCATCGGAAACCCACTCAATGGCTCAAGCGGAGGTACGTCCACTGTCAACCTGACGAACAGTGCGCGCTCTGTGCTGACCCGCCTTGCGATTGCGGAAGGCGGAACCGGAGCATCCGGAACGGGTGGACAGCGCAACGGAATCGGTGGACGAATTCAACCGTGGGGGAGCAACCTTCGCTCGCAGGCTGGCGGCGGTGTTGCCGGATGGAGTTCCGGCGGCTTCCGATTCCCTGCCGCTTGGGGCGGCGTTGGCAACTTCGCACCATCCCACGCTTACAGCTGTGGAGGCGGCGGCTCCGGCGGCGTGGTTAATACGGACGGCACTTCAAAGCAGGCAGGCGGCGCTGGCGGATACGGCGCGTACTTCTTCGACAGCATCTACCGCGCATCAGACGGAGGCACGGGCGAAGGCGCCGCTGCCGTGGAAGAAGAAATCATCTTTGGAGGCGTCGGCGGCAACGGCGGATATTCGGCGGGCACTGCTGATGGGGCCGCGTTTGCAGGAGGGGCTGGCATCAGAGGTGGAGGTGGAGGTGGTGGTGGCGGTTGCGTCACTCCAGTGAACGGCGAGTTCAGCAGCGGTGCCGGCGGCGCAGGTGGTGCTGGTTACGTCATGCTCCTTTGGACTCCATGACATGGAACGCTACGCGCTCATCCAAGAGGCAGACAACATCGTCCGCACCATCGTCGCGGTGCATCCCAGTCAGGCATGGCATTGCGATGACGATTGCTTCTACGTTCTTCTCAACGACGAAGAACAGTGCGACATGGGATGGACTTTTGTCGCGGGCACGTCGCCCAGGTTCACGTTCACATCATCGGGTCAGTGACCCTGAAGGAGCACTCATGGAATCTCTGCTCGGCTCAATCTGGTTCGGCATCATGCTCTTCCTCGGCGGATATCTCCTGGGGCACGTGATGCCCATCAGCAAGTTCATCGCGCGCAAGTGATCGAGCTCAAGGTCAACGCCTTCAAGGACATCTTCTTCGACCGCCCGGCCGTTGTCCGGGCGGTCGAAGACGCCAATCGGAAAGCCCTGTTCAAGGCGGCGATGACGGTCCGCAAGATCGCGCAGCGGTCCATGCGGTACCGAAAGTACGTGCCTGGCGGCCAAGGAGCAGCGCCCGGCAGGCCGCCGTTCGCAAGGCGCGGGCGCGGACCTGGCAGGGACGCGCTCGTCCGCAAGCTGCTCTACGGCGGATACGACACGTCGACCATGACGTCGGTCGCCGGTCCAGCCAAGGCCGATCGCGCCACTGGCGCGCCACGGAACCTCGAGTTCGGCGGACCGATCAGGACCAAGGACAGGCGGCGGCGACGCGTCGTCGGCGGCGGCGGCGAGGTCCGCGTCGTCTCCGGCTCGGTCTCGCTCGGTCGAGACCCGACTGGCCGGTTCAAGGGCGTCGGTTCGCGAGGCAAGGAGGTGCCGGGCGTTCCCGGGGTGCGCGTCGTCTACGCGAAGCTCAGGACGCAGGCCCAGGCCGACCGGGCGACGCGCATCAACGCCGAGATATACGGCGAGCCGAAGGTCCTGCAGATGGCGCCGCGCCCGTTCATGCGCCCGGCGCTCGAGAAGTACGCGCCGGAAATGCCACAAGCGTGGGCTCGATCAGTCAACGGAGGATGACATGGCCGGAAACGCATCTGGAATTCGTGCTGGAGGCGCCTATGTCGAGATGAGCGCCAACGACAAGCTCACCGCGGCGCTCGACCGGGCGAAGAAACGGCTCCAGGAGTTCGGCGCGGCCGCCCAGGAGGTGGGCACGGGCATCCGCGACGCCGGCCTGAAGATCGCTGCATTCGGCGCGGCGGCAGTCGGTGGCGCCGCCGCCGCCGTTGCCGCGTACACGAAGATCGCCGGGGACTTCGCCGACATCGCCGCGCAGACGGGCCTGTCGGTCGAGCTGCTTTCGGAGATGGAGACGGCGGTCAAGGATGCGGGCGGAACGGTGGAGGGGTTTGCCAAGTCGGCGGTGAAGATGCAGAAGGCGATCGTCGATGCTGCGAATGGCGGCAAGGAGGCAGGCGAGACGTTTGCAAGGCTCGGCATCTCGGTCTCAAAGCTGATGTCGATGACCCCGGACCAGCAGTTCGTGGCGATCGCCGACGCAATCTCGAAGGTGCAGAATCCAAGCGAGCGATTGGCCATCGCGCTGTCCATCTTCGGGAAGTCGGCAGCTGCGCTGATGCCTGTCATGGCAGGAGGTGCCGCAGGCATCCAGCAGATGCGTGCCGAGGCGCAGCGTCTCGGGCTGTCGTTCACGACGCAGACGGCCGTTGCCGCCGATGCCCTCGGAACACAGATGGAGATCCTCAAGGACCAGACGCTTCGTGTCGCGGTCTCGATCGGCGATGTGCTCGCGCCGGCGGCCGCAGAGGTCGTCGCAATTCTGCAGGGAGCAGTCGGCGCCGTCATCCGGTGGATCAAGGAGAACAAGGATGCGGTGTTGGCAACGGTGGCATGGGGATCTGGGCTGCTTGCGGCTGGATCGGCAATTGCGGCAATTGGGGTGTCAATCAACCTCGCGGGAAGTGCCGTCAATGCGATGGCAAGGGCTGTGGGAACCGCTTCATCCGCCCTGTCTGTGATCGGTTCAGTTTCCGGAGCAGTCGCCGGGGCGTTTCGTGCGCTGTCCAGCGCCAGCGTCTTTGCCAGCGGTCTTGCGGCCTTTGCCGGAACGGCTCGTGCTGCGTGGGCAGGCATTCCCGGCATCGCAAGTCAATCCGCAAGCGCCGTTTCCAGCGCATGGAGTGCTGGCATGGCGGCTGCAGCAAGTTCGCAATCGACTCCACTCGAAGCCATCAAGGCTGGATGGGCAGCCTTGGCCGGATTCGGATCTTCGGTTGGCAGTGCCATTGCGGCCGGATGGACGGCGTCCTCCGCTGCTGCGGCAAATGTGTGGTCAAGAGCAAGTGCAATTGTCCTCGGGTCGTTTCGGGCAATTCCAGGGGTTGCGTCCTCTGCATTCGGTGCGACGGTTTCGGCCGTCAAGACATCGGCCGCCGCGATTGGTTCGGCATGGAGTGTGGTGACAAAGACCGTCACGAACGGATCGGCAATTGCGACGGGCGCATGGAAGGCGGCAGTCGGTTCGTGGGCGGCAATATCGTCCCTGGGGTCGTCCTTGTGGGCGGCCGCGGCAGCCGTCAGTTCAGGCGCAATGACCGCCGCGGCAAGCATTTCAACGGCCGCATGGGGCGGTGTGACGGCAGCTGCCGCTGCTGCTTGGGCAGCCATCGGTGGACCAATCGGCGCCATCGCAATCGGAATCGCAGGGATCGGCGCGGCGATCTTCTATCTCGCAGATGGATTCTCCGTCATCGGAGACTTCGCGGGACAGGTCTTCGGAAACCTCGCCGACCAGGCGGTCGGGGCGGTCGAGGACATCAAGGGAGCCATCGGCGGGATCGGAGACGCCATGGCTGCCGGCAATCTCCAGCTGGCGGCGGAGATCCTGTGGGCCGGCCTCAAGGTCGTCTGGTACCGGGGAGTGACGGCGCTGCGCAACATGTGGACCGACTTCACGACCACAATGGCTGAGACGTTCACGGTCATCGAGTCATCGATCGCAGACGGATTCTGGTCGATGCTCGAAGGCATCGCGTCCGGCATCCTCTCGGTGATCCAGCAGCTTGCGGAGCTGACCGGAATTGGTGCGGACGCGGCTGCGCAGTTCAAGTCAAACGTCGATGCATGGGCTTCCAACGGATCTTCCGAACGGCAGCGAGAGCTCAGTGACCGCATCGCCATGCTGGAGCAGCAGCGCGGTGCCGAGAAGGAGGCCAATGCCGCCGATCTCGAGGCGGCGAGGCAAGAGCTGGAGGCGCTCCGGCAGCAGGCAGCAGACGCCAGGAAGCAGGCCGACGAGGCAAAGACGCCGGTCCTGCGGCCGATCCCGGAAACCGACCTGGCCATCGGCGCTGACCCCGCTCCTCCCAAGGATTCGAAGCCGCTGATCGACATCGATGCGCTGAATGAGCTCCAGGACCGGCTCATCAACGAGCGCTCCACGCCGCTCAGCAAGAGGCTCGAGGATGCCTCCGCCGGAACGATGCAGGCTGAGTCAAAGATGCGCAGCATCGGAACGTTCAATGCCAGTTCCGCCATGGGGCTGGTCGGCCCATCCGTCGACATCCAGCGCAAGATCGCCGCGTCCACAGAAGCGATCAAGCTCAACACCAAGAACATCTTTGATGCCGTCAAGGACAGCGGCGTCCGGTTTGCATGACCATGAGCGCAACAGCAATCGAAATCCTCGACGGCGCAGAAGGCTCAACGGGCGAGAACGCATCCGCGACGCTCAGGTTCTACGTCACCGCCACGGACGAATTCGAGGCGCTCAACGCCGCGGGAATCCCGGGCGCGTATGACGGCATGCCTCGCCAGTCGAGGTCCTGGCAGCAGATCGGGTTCCAGCAGTACATCGTCACCGCGAAGTACGGGATGAACGAAGGGACGGCGGACGGCGAGGACCCGTCCGATCCCACGACCGCGCCGCAATCGTCGTACGAATTCAACACGAGCGGCGGCAGCGAGACCATGTTCGTGTCGCTGCAGAACAAGCAGAAGGTGCCCGTCGCCGGATCGACGGCGCCGGATTTCAAGGGCGGCATCAACGTCACCGACGATGGCCCGCAGGGCGTGGAGCGCACCGTCCCCGTCTTCAGCTTCAGCGAGACGCACTACAAGGCAGCCGGTTACGTGACGAATGCATACATTGCGACGCTGCAGTCGCTGACCGGCGCGGTGAACAGTGACTCCTTCCGTGGCTTCTCGGCGGGCGAAGTCCTATTTCTCGGTTGCCGTGGATCGAAGCAGGGCGTGAATGGCCTGTGGGAGATGTCCTACTCATTCGCCGTCAGCCCGAACGTCACCAACGGAACGATCGGCGAGTTCACCGGCGTGAACAAGAAGGGCTGGGAGTATCTCTGGTTCCTCTTCGAGGACGTCGAGGACGCGACTGCCAAGAAGGTCGTCCGACGTCCGCGCGCCGCGTACGTCGAGCAGATTTACAAGACGGCGTCATTCTCAGGGCTCGGCATCTGATGGCGGACTACCTGCGCAAGGTCAAGAAGGGCGAGCCGCTCAGCATCTCCGCAGAGGCCTGGAATCGCCTCATGGACATTGCCCGTGCCGACGGCACGGACCGGACGCTCGCGGGCGCGCGGCAGGAGGCATCGAGGCGCGATCTCGACGTTGCGCTGGTCAAGAACACCACCTCGCGCGACCTGCCGCTCTGGGGCGGCATCACGCTCGGAGCTCCCGTCTTCCCGCCTGCAAGCGGCGACTCGCTGCCGCAGGACTTCGCCGAGCGGACCGTGCTGAATGGCGTCGAGCCAGCGGCCTGCCCGGCGCGCGGAGCGGTCCTGCTGCAGCCTCTTGCGCCGGGCGCGATCGGCAGGGCGGTGGTGTCCGGGATTCTCTGCTGCCGCGTGCGAGTCACGACCGAGGGCATGCGGCGCGCGGTCTTCGTTCCGTGGGAGGTGTCGTCGGAGTCGCTCTACCCGCTCGCCGATCATGCCGGGCCGCTCGAGCTGCTTTGGCTGGAGGCAGGGACAGGCCTGCGTTATGCGGTGGCGATGGTCGGAGGTTCTGACCGGCGGTTCCTGGCGGCCATTCAGTCGTCCGCGGCCATCTCGGGCTCGTCGAACAAGTGGAGCTACACGGTCAGGACGTGGACCTACGGCGGGTCGACGACCAGCGGTCGCCTGATCTCCAATGTTCGCAACCTTCGTGAGTTCGAAAACACCTCATCGATGGCAGACGGCAACAGCCTTACGAACCCGACCACGACGATCGGACCGGTGGTCGGAAAGGTCGAGGCCTGGACGGAGATCGACAGCTCAGGCAACTGCGTCACGTTGTTCGACCGGCCGAACCCAGTGACCGGGTGCGGCACATGATGCGACGCAGGTGCTGCTGCGGTACGGGCGCGAAGGTCAGGATCACCGAGCTCTACCAAGTGTGCGGCGTGGTTCGCCATGCTCGCTGGTATTCAGGGCCCTTCAACGCCACCGAACCGATCACGGACTGCGGGCCGGTTCCATCGGCACTCACCGCAGATCCGACTGCCTGCGGATGCGGTTGCTCTCGCACGGCACCGGAGCCGCCCTCGTCGGACTGCGAGGGCAACGGCGGCGCGATGGCGAAGTACAACCTGCAGCCGTTCGACATCACGGTCCGCGAGGACTACATGGACTCGAGGACGGCGGATTTCGACTACGTCGACCAGACGTCCGTGACCGGAACGGGGAACTGGAGATGGCACGACGGCTCAAGCCTGATCGTCACCAACTTCACCTTCTCGTGGACCCAGGTCAGGAAGCGCTACAGGAACAATTCCCTGAAGTCACGGAACGTCAATTCGTCCGGGCCGAGCCCCGTCAACTGCTGCCAGTGCGTCGACGGGACATCGGGCGCCTCGCAGGACGTCCACTTTGCCGACCGCGGCACCTACCTCAGCGACATCGATGCGTTCGGTGTCTACGGCGCGTCGGCACAGTATTCGACATGGACGATCGAGATCGCGGGCGGCCTGGCAATCGTGCGCGACGGGGCCGGGACAATCATGTACCAGTGGTCGCTCTCGGCGCACACCATCGACAGCCTGCGTGCAGCGATCGACGCGACAGCGGAGCTCGTCGGCCGACGCATCGCGCTCAATGCCGGGACCAATCTGCGGACCGCCGCCGCCACGTCGATCCCCGTTCAGGGGCCGAAGGCGGTCGGGCAGTCGACCGCCACCGAGGCAAAGGTTCGACTGCGCTCGGCTGGCGATGAGCTCGAGGGCTTCCAGACCGTCGGCATGGCTTACTACCAGTACGGCAGCGACTTCACGCTGAGCGGAGTGCGCGAGCAGGAGTTCGCCGGTTCGATCACCGACTTCAGGCGCGGCTTCGCGCTGGACCTGTCGCAGAGTTCGTATCCAGCAGATATTGGGCAGGGATATGTCGACTACGTCTTCACGGCCGGATCGTCGGCTCGTGAATGCCCGGCGGTATCTGGAACCACCTGCTTGGTGTCAGGTGGATGCTCCAACCTGTCGTTCGGGAACACAAGCGGCGGTTTCTACACGGGCTCCGTGCCGCTCTCAGGGAATGCGTCGGAGCAGGTCTTCTCCTGGGACAACGTGTTCCCGTCGGCTGCGGTCGCGCAGGGACTTGGCTGCACGAGGTACGCGTGCACGTTCGTCTCCGAGTTCACCGCCTACATGGTGAAGCGCATGTTCGAGGTCGAGCGCCTGTGAAGCTGCGCTTGGTCTCGTCCCGCAAGGTTCAATTCTCGGTTGCCGGTTCGCGGAGTCCTGGCATCGTGGAGCAGGCTGCATCGTGGCTCCGATCCGAGGCAAGTCTCGTGCTGGAAGGCCCGCTCCCGGCGGATGCTGTCGAGGCGCGCCTTGCACAGTGCCGGTCGTGCGAGAAGCTCGAGGCGAGTCAGGCGCCGCAGGTTGGCTGGTGCAAGGCGTGCGGCTGCGGGAACAACGCCCGCGCCGAGCTCACCGTGAAGGCGACGATGCCAGCGGCCACGTGCCCGCTCGGACGATGGTGAACGATCAGCCTTCCACTTCCCGGATGTTCCGGATCATCGATCGCTTCAGATCGTCGTTGAACTCCATCCGGAAGAGGCTCTGGATCGACGAGTCCTTGACGGCGTGCGGCAAGACGAACGCCTCACCGGTGCGGGTTGCGACCGCGTTCCAGCGGCCGTCAGGCGTCTCCCGTGGTTGTGCGAGCCGCACCGACTTGACGTGCACTTCGCCGTCGATGAGCTCGTACTCGGCTCGCAGCCACAACCTGACCATGGTCACCTTGCTTCCGAACGGCGTGACCACCTTTTGCGACAGCTTGCACTCGTTGATCGTGATCCACACCCAGGTGCCGCTGTTTCTGCGCCGCTCCGCTTCTCTTCGTGAGCGTTCTTCCCTCTCGGCAGCTTGTCGCTGTTTCGTGGCTTCGCGCTCAGCAGATCGCTTCGCGTGCTGTTCCGCCTTTCTCTTCCTCTTCTCGATGTTCAGCAACTCTGCTCGTTCGACGTTGCGATTCCATGCATCCTTGAAGCTCTTCCAGCGATCGGCGAACCATCCGAGCAGGATGTCGCGTTCGGCATGCTCGGGCGTCGGTGGCGTCGCGGCGGGAACTGGCCGGAACGCCAGGCCATTGGCCTTCGCGGCGGATCGCCACTGGTTTCCGTCGCGCGACAGGTCATCCGACGGAGAGAGGCGTCCGTCGGACGCCATCGCCTTGATCGTCGCCACGTCATGCGGGCCGCTTGTCGCGCCGCCGGGCTTCCTCACGTAGTAGCCGTTCATGTCGATCCTCCGGAGCAGGGGCCATCGACGAGACTAGCGTCGCCCGCGCAGATCACCTCGATAAATGTTTGCAATCGACAAGATTTACCCTTACAGTGGGGGCGGCTTCCGCTTCGTGGGACGCCCTCGTCGACGAGGCTTGGCAAGCGTCCGGACCTGGTCGTCGGACCACAGAAACGTCCGTCCCGCGACGAGCGCGGGGCGAAGGCCGGCGGATTTCGCGCGCTGCAGGACGGCCTGCGTCGTGATCCCGAGCGCCAGCGCGACGTTTGATGTTGTCCTGAGTCCCCGCACGGGACGTTGGTATAGCACCTTTCCGCAGGTTGCGGATCGGGTCACGCACACGGACGTGCACAGTTCCGAGGAACCCCGGGTTTGCACGAGTCCGTACCAGGATGGGTCGACCGGATGGTCGCGCTCGACTACGCGGAGCAGCACGTCGCGCACTGCCGACGGGCAGTCGAGATGCTCTACCTCGCCAGCGGCGCGACGCACCCGTCGGATATCACCGCCGACGAGCTCGAGCGATGGCTGGACGCGCAGCCGAGCCCGAAGACCGCGGCCAACCGACGCTCCTACGTCGGCGCCTACCTCGACTGGTGCATGGGCCGCGGCCTCGTCGAGCGCAACGTCGCCCGCGCCGTGCGCACGCGCAGGCCGCGGCCGGGGAAGGGCGCGGACCTCGTCCGTCAGGATCAGCTGAGCATGGTCGTTGCGCGCCTCGAACGGCAGCATGCGGAGTCTGGCGGCGACCGCAGGTGCACTGCGCTCTACCGCTCGCTTTGCTACCGATTCCTGTGGGCGACGATGATCCGCGTCTCGGAGCTGCACTCGATCACCTGGGAGGAGATCGACTTCGACGCGCGCACGCTCCGCATGCGCATGGACAAGGCGCGCAGGGCGGACGCGATCCCGCTGTCGGACGATGCGATCGCGGTGCTGTGGCAGCTGCACGCAGGGCACGTGCCCATGCCGAGAAACCGTGGCGCAGGCATCACGTACGCGTTCCCGCTGAAGATCAGCGCACACACCCTGCATGCGGATTTCAAGGCGGTCGGCGTCGATGGGCGCGGCGCGTTCCATCGGCTCCGCAAGGGAGCGATCACCGCATGCATCGAGGCAGGCGTGCCGGTGCATCTGCTTGCCAAGCTGAGCCGCCACGCGAACGTCTCCGTGCTGGTGCAGAGTTACTACGTGGCCTCTGACCCGCTGCTGCGCGACGCGCAACGCGCGCTGCGGCTTGGGGTTGCGTGAGCGCGCCGCCGCCGGAGGCAAAGGGCGAGCGGGAGAAATTTCGAGAAAATCTCCCGCTTGCGCCCACGCACGTCCGAAAGTCGGTAAACGTACGCGCCGCCAGCGCCGCTCACGCATCCAACGATGCGAATGGAGCCGAGGGGAGTCGACCCCAAGGCACGAGTGGGCTGGCCAGTGAGAGGGCCAGCACATGCAGCCTAGCGATGCAGCACCGTCTGAAACCAGCACGCACGCCCGAGAACTGACCGGGAACGAGCCCCTCACTGGCCCCGGCGCGCCGCCGCTGCATTCGGCCGCCGGGGCTTCTTCATCCGGGCCGCCCCTGGCGCTCCTCGGGCAGGGCGACTTCACCACCGAGCTCCACGGCGACGAGCCATGGTTCCCATCGGCGGTCGCCGCCTGCGCGGCCGGGCTGGCCATCGTCGCGGCCGCCCTCCTCGCCAACCACGTCCATCCAAGGCCGGGCGCCGACGCTCCGCCGACCACGCCAGGACCGCTCAGCGGCGGTCCTGGCGTTTCCGTTTCCGCCAGCAACCACTGAGGCACCCATGTTCAAGAAGGCAACCAAGAGCCAGTCACGACTCCGCGCGGCGCTGTTCGGCCCGAGCGGTTCAGGGAAGACGTTCACGGCCCTCCGCATCGCGACAGGGATCGGAGGCCGCATCGCGGTCATCGACACCGAGCGCTACAGCGCGGCGAAGTACGCCGACCGCTTCACCTTCGACAGCTGCGACCTCGCCGACCGGTCCATCACCGGCTATGTCGCGGCGATCACGGCCGCTGCGAACGCCGGCTACCAGGTGCTCGTCATCGACTCCCTGAGCCACGGCTGGCAGGAGCTGATGGAACAGGTCGACAAGATCGCGAAGGCGAAGTACCGAGGCAATTCCTGGAGCGCATGGAGCGAGGCGACCCCACAGCAGCGGGCGCTCGTCGATGCGATCCTCCGGTACCCGGGGCACGTGCTCGCGACCATGCGGTCCAAGACCGAGTGGCAGACGACCAGCGACGCAGGCGGCAAGGCGCGCCCGGTTCGCGTCGGGCTTGCACCCGAGCAGGGCAAGGGCATTGAGTACGAGTTCGACCTGCTCATCGAGCTGAGCACCGAGCACGTCGCAAACGTCATCAAGGACCGCACCGGGCGCTACCAGGACAAGCTCATCGAGCTGCCAGGCGAGCCGTTCGGGCGCGAGCTGGCGGCATGGCTCTCCGACGGCGAACCGGCCGCGCCGCTTCCCTACACGGACGTGTCGCCCGGGGACGCCGACGAGATCGACGCGGTCGGCGAAGAGCTCGCGCGGCTCCTCACGCAGATGGGGCAGGCGGCGACGCTCGCCGCGGTCGTCGAGGCCAGCCGCAAGCGCGTCGGGGAGGACCGGTCGGCGATCGCCGCCGACCTCGGCAAGGCGCTGCGCGAGGCCAAGGCAAAGGTCGCTTCGGAAGTGGGCGCGACGGTCGCGCCCATGGACAGGTTCTGAGATCCAAAGGAGATCCCAATGTTCAAGTGGACGCAGATGGAGGACGGCCCGGGCCCGCGCGAGCGCATCCCGGCGGGCAAGCACACGGTGAAGATCGTCGACGTGATCGGCGAGGGCCGCTCGGGGCCATTCATGTCGCGCGACGGGGCAAAGCAGGTCCTGCTGGTGATGCAGGACGCGCAGCAGCGCGAGGCGACCCAGATGCTCACGCTCAGCGAGAAGGCCGCATGGGTGGTCAGGGGGCTCGTCCAGGCGTGCACTCCGCCGTTCAACCTCGAGGCGATGGAGCGCGCGGGGATCGAGCTCGCGCACTTCGCCAACGTCGAGTGGGCCAAGCTGCAGCTCGTCAACCGCAGCGTCCCGATCGACCTTGAGTACGAGAAGGGCAACGACGGCAAGGAATATCCGCGCGTGCGCTTCCTGCGACCGGCCCCGGCCACGGACGCCGCGCCGGTCGCGGCCACCCCCGCCGAGCACATCCCGTTCTGAATCCGAGGAGGACACCATGGCAACGCTGTACGAGATCACGGACGACATGAAGGCCCTCGCCGAGCTCCTCGGCGAGGTGGACGGCGACATCAGCGACCCTCGGGTCGCGGCGGCGGTCGAGGAGTGGTTTGCCGAGACCGACCGGGACTTCCGCAGGAAGGCGGACGGCTACGCGGCGTTCATCTTCGAGCTCGAGGCCCGGGCGAAGGCGCGCAAGGAGGAGGCCGACCGGCTGGCCCTGCGAGCGAAGGTCGACCGCGCCACGGCCGACTTCCTGCGCGAGCGGCTCAAGCGCACGATGCAGGAGCTGGGGATCAAGTCCGTCGAGACGGACCGCTTCAAGGTCGGCGTGCAGGGCAACGGCGGCCTCCAGCCGCTCGAGCTTGACATCGCCGACGCCAGGCAGCTCCCCGAGTGGGCGCAGGCCATCGAGGTGTCGGCGAACCGCGAGGCGATCCGCGCGCGGATCGACGCCGGCGAGGAGATCCCGTTCGCACGGCTGCTGCCGCGAGGCACGCGCCTTTCCATCCGCTGAGGAGGACACATGATCGCACCGAAGGTTCACATGATCGAGATCGACCGGATCGAGCCGAGCGACAGCAATCCGCGCATGGCCGAATGCGAGCGCGAGGACGAGCTGCAGGCGCTTGCGGCCGACATGAAGGCGCACGGCCAGATCCAGCCGATCGGCGTGAAGGAAGTTCCCGGAAGCCAAGCAGAGCGGTTCCGGGTGGTGTTCGGTTCGCGGCGCCTGAAGGCGGCGCGGATCGCAGGGATGCTCTTCGTCTCCGCGGTGGTGCTGCCGCCGATGGCCGACGAGGTGGCGATCGCGGCCGCGGAGAACATCCACCGTCGGGCGATGAACCCGTACGAGGAGCTGCTTGCGGTCGAGATGGTCGCCAACCGGCGCTTCGATGGCCTGACCGGCGCCGAGCTTCACCGGGCGATCGGCGAGGAGCTCGGCCGGAGCGCCTCCTGGGTGCGGGACCGGATCTTCCTCGGGCGGCTCTGCCCGGCTGCACGGGAGATGGTGATCGACGGCCGGCTTCCCATCGCGCACGCGCGCGAGCTGGCGAAGGTGGCCGACCACGAGCGCCAGGAGCGAATCCTCGGCTACGGCCCGCTCTCGCTCGAGGCGATGCGCGACGAGTGCAATCGGGTCGGCCTTCCGCTGGCGCAGGTCCCGTGGGCGCTCGATGCCAAGGGCGTGGCCAGAAAGGTCCCGTGCACCACCTGCCCGAACTACTCGCCGAACGCCGAGGCGTCCGGTCTGTTCGAGCACGACGGCATGGAGGACCGGATCAAGGGAGAGCATTGCCTCGACCAGCGCTGCTACACGGCGAAGTACCAGGCGGCGCAGAAGTCGCTCGAGGCGATCCGCGACGGCGCATCGGCCGAGTCGGCCCCGCGCTGGCTGCGCGCCGAGGTGGCCGCGCAGGCCGCCGAGCGGGCGCAGAAGCCAACGGCGAAGCCGAAGGCCCCGTCGAAGGACGAGGCAGAGGCGCTCCGCAGGCGGCAGGAGGAACGTGCCGCCGAGCTGGAGCGGGTTCGCAAGGCCGAGGAGGCCTTCGACCGGGCTTTCGACAAGGCGGTCCGGGCGCAGCCAGGCGTCGGCGCGATGCTGTTCCTGCTCGACATGTGCAAGCCGGCTTGGCTCAACGGCAAGCCGACCCGCGCGGGGAGCAGGCTCCTTTCGGCGGTGACGTCAGGCGTCACCACGGAGGCGCTCGATGCGCTGGCTGCAGAGGAGGCCGGTGGGTGGACACCTTCCTCGAGCCTGCGCGCGCTCGTCCGGCTGTCGCCGGGGTCAGAGGCCCGCGCGGCCATGCTGCAGGCGTTCGTGAAGGATCTCGCGGGCCTTGGCGATCACCCAGGCGCACCGCCAGCGATCAGCACCGGCAAGAAGGGAGGCAAGCGATGAAGACCCAGAAGGTCCTGGTCGAGGCGATCGAGTTCGACGGCAGCACGCAGGCGCGGGCCATGCTCTCCGACGAGGCGGTCGCGGACTACGCGCAGCTGATGGAGTCAGGAACGGAGCTGCCGCCGATCGTCGTCTTCCACGACGGCTCCGCCTACTGGCTTGCGGACGGCTACCACCGCTACCACGCGGCGGCGAAGCTTGGCCAAAAGCTGATCCGAGCCGAGGTTCGCAAGGGGACGAAGGATGAGGCAGCGTGGTTTGCGGCGGGCGCCAACCTCCAGCATGGCCTTCGCCGCACCAACGCGGACAAGCGCCGCGCGGTCGAGATGGCGCTGCGGCTTCGGCCGGAGTCATCGGACCGCGCGATCGCCGAGCACTGCGGGGTCAGCGACAAGACCGTCGCGGCGGCGCGAGGGAGCCCGACTGCGGAAATTCCGCAGTCATATCCGGACGTTGCAGGCGAGCGAGGCACGCCGACCGAGCGTGTCGGCCGAGACGGGCGCACGATCGACACCGCGAAGATCGGCCGAACGACTTTCGTGCCCCGCAAGGTGGAGCCCGAGCCGGTGCAGCCGCCGCGCCGGGGCGAGACTGCAAACGACGCAACCGGGCACCCGATCCCGGCCGCGATGGTCGAGCAATGGATGCGCGACAACCGGGCAGCGCTTGATTGGATGGCGGCCCTGCGCGCGTTCGCAAAGCCAGTCCAGGAAGGCCACGACGCGAGCCTTCCGCTCTTGCGCAGCCTCAACCGGAGCAAGTTCGACGCGATGGTCGACAGCCTCCGGCTCCAGCTCACGCAGATGGTCCGGCCCCACGCCGTCTGCCCCTACTGCGACGGGCGCGGGCAGG